CTGGACAACATAAATTGTGAGACGCACGCCTCGCTTTTTTTGTTTCAATGGACCGACACCAGGACTTGCCGTGCAAGAGTCCTGGCCAAGCATGCCCTTCCGCGCTGTCTAGCGAGGAAGAGGGCCTCCGGGTCTCCATTGTTAGGTTTAAGAGCCTTACTGAGTATTTCAACCGTTCCTTTAGGGTTGATTTACCCACACTGACTTTTTCGAGCATTTCTGCTCTCAAGTCTTTTTGTGGTTTGGCTCTTGAACCTGACTTATTTCCTATTTTAAAATACAAAAAAAATTTAAATAATGATCTCTATCCATGGGGAAAGGCTATTTCTTCCCTTTCCCCATCGAAGCGCGTTTCAATTTTTGGTTCTGTCTTTTTATTCCGTAAGATATTGCCCGCGTCAAGTCCACCCAGTGTGGACGAGTACGTGAAAAAAATGGTATCACCCTCGGTACTACCTGACCCCGGATTCTTGGCTTTCGTTAGCAAGAAGCTCGATCAGATGTTTCGTGTGGGGTGGGACCGTGGCTATGGGCGACGGATCGATAAATTGACTTTTCCAACCTCTGCGTGCTGGGAGAAGAAGAGATCTGACGGTGGTGCTCGTGCCGTGTTGATGGACGAGCATATGAAAATAGAAAGGAAAGAGTTTTGTGATTATTTGCGGGGGTCTCACAAACCCGCGTGGATGGTCACTCCCAATACTGTCCGTGCCGTATCTGTTTTTACAGGAGGCAAGTATAGGATAGTGACAAAGAATAGAGTGTCGATGCAGTCCTTGTCGGCACTTCATGATACACTCTATTCCTTTCTAACAAAAAAAGAGCCGTTCTTGAGAGGGGAAGCGGTCCCGGGAAGTTTCGAAGGCTTTGAGGCCGTGAGGGGTGAGGAATTTGTGTCTGGCGACTATGAGTCGGCAACTGACAATCTGAGTCTTGAGGTTCAACGCCTCATTCTCTCTACGATTCTCGATCGCTGCACCCACGTCCCGTCTGACGTCATTCAACATGCTCTGGCTTCTCAGTCTTGCGGATTTTTTTCGGCAAAAGGGGAGTTTTTGGGACAGCAGGCTAGAGGCCAGCTTATGGGTAATCTCCTTTCCTTTCCATTGTTATGCCTGGTGAACTATTTGGCTTTCGCGTACTTGGTGCCGCGCCCAAATGTTCCAGTTCGTATCAATGGAGACGATATCGTCTTTCGGGCTCGCCCGGAGGAGATCGTTCGTTGGAAGGAGGGAGTTACTTCGGCTGGCTTGACCCTGTCGAGTGGAAAAACTCTCGTTGACAATCGCTTTTTTTCTCTTAATTCTACATTTTTTTCTGCGTCCCCGAAGGGTGTGAGTCTTGTGCGTGTGATGAGGTCGACTTGGTGGTTCTCCGCGGTGGAGGACCCCTCGGCGATAGCGGAGCGGATGGCCTGCTTGGCCACCGCCTCTCCTAATCACGTCCGCACTTGGCTTCATGGACATTTTCTCCGCTTGCATCGCAAGTCGATTTTCTTTTACCAGCGTTCGCTTCGGCGAGGGCTTGGTGCTAGAGTTTCCGATGCCGCGATTGCTTGCGGCGGATACACTCAAAGGGAGGCGTGGTACAGTAAGTTGGATACTGAAGCGGCGCTACCTACTGTCGCACTAGGTTACCATAAGCAGAAAATACCGGAACGCTGGCACCGGGTGGAAACGAAGGATTCGTCTCAGGACGAGGAGTTCCTTGAAGCCCTACTTCATGCCGCATGGAACCCTGTAGCCGAAGACCGCGAGGTTGATTGGAAAAAGGGAACTGTACGCTGGAGGAAAGTCGGTAAGACGGAGATTGGAAAGCTTGCTCGCCTTTCTCGCATTTCGTTCGTTGAATGCAGAAAGTTGTTGGGCCTTACTGAAGTAAAAATGTGGAAAGACAAAAAAAAGGAAAAACATTGGAGGAGATGGTCCTCTGTCCTGGCGTTTACGTCGGGAGGGATGCTTGTTTAAGCATGGACCGAATTTTGTCCTGTCTATGGACGTGGGGGAAGGGTTATGACGGCATAAAGGTCGTTCACCGGAAACGGTCAGACTCGGGATAATCTTCATCTTTGAAGACGTGCCCTTGAATCTGGTTGGTCTCCGTCACTGTCTGCGTTGTTACGAAAACTTGATCCACGCGCCTAGTTAGGCCCTGCTTCGGGAGGGTACTATACGAATCTTTGATCGTAGAGGTACTCACGGCGTGGTCGTTGTCGACCCTTCGGGGGGGAACTGAAACTCCCTTAATACGGCAACAGGAGTAGGAAGACAATGAGAGTGACGAGATTAATGTCTCTTAGGAGAATCGGAAGAAAGTGAATGGCTGGCTTGCCTAGCTCGGATCCTACGGTGAGGCGGTTTCGTTCCGCGGCGGTAGAAATTATAATCCGTATAGACGGGCAAAGAATGAAAAGAAGGACGTAGGCGTATGTCGGGAGGGGTGCTTTGTTAAGCAAGAATGGAATTTTTTGTCCTGTCTATGGACGTGTTGA